GGTGACGGTCACCACGGGGAAGCCATCGGGGCCGATGTCCTCGTGCTCGCTCTCGCCGACGACGGCCGTCACGTCGACCGAGGACGAGCCTCGGTCGACGGTGACGGTCTTGCCTTCGGCGCTGGCGAGCGTGGCGAAGGCCCCAGCAATGGCGGAAGCGAAACTCATACGGTCGGATGGCCTCGATCAGGTGCTGGCGGCGGTGAGCTCCGACTCGGCGTCGCTCACGCCGTCGGTGGTGAGGATGGGGACATTGAAGGCCTGCTCGGGGAAGGGCGCGGGGGCGCCGGTGGGGTTGGTGGCGGTGCGGCTGTGGCGGAGCAGGCTCTGGCCGAGGCGGCTCATGATGAGCCGGGTGGGCCGGCGGGGCATCTTGGCGAGGGCCGCGGCGATCATCTTGTCGGTGAGCGCCGTCGTGCTGTCCTCGTCGGAGGTCGGGATGTTGCAGATGCGGGCGAGCGAGTAGGTGTTGCGGATGAGGAGGCCGACCCACGCCGTCACGGGCACGTAGTAGGCCGGGTATTCGCCGGTGGTGGCGCCGCTCGCGGGCACGATGGTGCGCTCGCCGATGGCGATCTCGCCCTCCTCGCCCCAGCAGAGCTGCACGTCGAGCGGGCCTTCGCGCACGAGGAAGACCGAGGTGAAGGCCGAGCCGCTGCCGCCCGCGTCGAAGCACATGGCATCGTCGTCGTTGTCGATGCTCTGGGCGAAGCCGGCGAAGCCGCTGGCATCGCCGAGGGTGGCGTCGGTGCCGTAGATGACCTGTTTCTCGGTCTTGAAGAAGGCGGCCTGGAGGTGATCGATCCCCTCGCGGGCCATGCACGCGGCCTGGCCGAGCGGGTCGCCCTGGGCGACGGCCACGTCGACCTTGTGGCTCGCGTCGAGGATCTTGAGGGTCTCGGTCACCTGCGAGCGTGCCGCGTGGTCGTACTCGCGCCCGTCATTCTCCGAGCGGAAGCCGACGGTGGGGTTGGCCGTCTTCTTGGTGTACTTGATGGTCTGGCCGACGGTGCTGGTCGCCGCCATGGCGGCGATGAGCGGCGCGTCGGCGAGCAGTTGCTCGATCACCTCCGGGGTGATGTCCCAGTCGGTGTCGCGGAACTTGAGCAGGTCGGTGGTGGTCAGGAAGTCGTTGGCCACGGGAGGGGGCCTCCTGAGTGTCGCCGACGGCAGGCGGCCAGAACGGGCGACGCCGCATCGGGTGCATGGCCCCATGCGGCGTGCACGATCTGGCAGCCTGGCCGTGGATCAGACGGAGGCGTGCCTGCCGTAGGCTCGGGTTGCTGCGGGCGGTCTCCTGTTAGCCTTCGCGGTTGAAGACGCCCATGAGCGCGGCCTCGGCCGCGGTGATCTGGCCCTTCTCGAGCAGCTCTTCGCCCTTGGCCTTGAGCTCGGCGGCGCGGCCATCGAGCTCGGGCTCGGTGGACGGCGGGTCGCCGGTGCCGACGGGCTCGTCACCGAGCTGTTTGCGGGCGGCGTCGAGCTTGGCGGTCAGGTCGGCGACCTGGCCGTCGCGCTCGGCGAGCGCCTTGTCGCGGCTCTCGACCTCGGCCGAGAGGTGGGCGATGTAGGCGTCGGTGGCCTCGGCGAGGGTCTTGCCCTCGGCAAACCACTTCGGCCCCAGCTCGGCGCCGAAGCGCTCGATGTAGGGCTTGGCCGCGGCCATGATGGCCTCGGACGTGGGCGCCGCACTCGCGGCGGCAGCGGGCTCGGGCTCCTCCGCGGGAGCCTCGTCGGTGGCCTTGTCCGCTTCCTCGGCGTCCGCCGGGGTATCGGGCTCGGCCTCTGGGGGCGCGGCGTCCGCCGCGGCGGCCTCGTCGGTCGGGGTCTCGGGCGTCTGCTCGAGCTCGTCGACCTCGTCGGGCGTTTCGTCCGGCATGGGTTTCCCCTTCTTCTGAAGGTAGGCCCGATACCGGGCCATGAACTGCTCGACGACCTCCGGGTGCTCCTCCACGAGGCGGAACACGTCGGGGTGGAGGTCGAGAAACTCGGTCACCTGGCCAGCCCATGTGTCACGCGACCAGGGCGAGGCCGAGAAGAGGCCATTAGGGTTGGCGGCCGGGGTGTCGACCATGTCGGAGGCGTGGAGGGCCTTGAGCTCGACGAAGTCCTTGGGCGGGGCCTCTTTCCAGTCGTCGTCGCCGGGGCGCACCTTCTTGCCCTTGGGCGTGCGGCGGTAGTAGCCCTTGCGCTCGAAGACGATGGACATGCCGAAGGCCTTGGCGTCCTCTTTGGCGAGGCTCAGGACGTAGGCGCGGAGGTCTCCCTGCGGTGTCTCGGCTGCGGCCTGTGAGAGATAGAGGTCAGCGCGTGCAAGAGCCTTGCCACGCACGACCTCACGCCGGAAGTGTTTGGCACGTCCAAGGAACGTTCCCAGGGCGGTGCTGGACATGTTGGGGTGGCCGAATCGCACCTTGAGCCCTGTGCGGCGGGCGTTGCCTTGGGTGATGACATCGTCGACAAACTCCTGATCGAGAAACACCCCATGGCCGCGGGCCTCGCCCTCGGTGACGACGGCCACGCCCTCGATGACGCCCTCGTCGGCCTTGACGGCCTTGAGGGGCACGTCTTCCGTCGATAGGGCGGCGCTGAGCATCCACTCGTGGTCTGGCCTACGGCTCATACCTTGGCCTCCTGCATCTGGTCGACGGCCTCGAGGGCGTCCTGCCCGAGCACCTCGGCGATATACTTGCGCTCCTCGGCCAGGCGGTCGACCACGTCGCGGAAGTCGCGGCCCATGGGCTCGAGCTCGTCGGCGTAGGTCGAGAGCACGCCGCGGATCGCCATGAGCGACCCCTTGACCTCCTGCACCGGGTTCCACCACGGCACGCCGCGGTGCATCCAGCGGTGCCGCAGCTCGGCCATGTCGAGCGACGCGGGCAAGTCGAGCACGCCGTCGAGGAACCACAGCGTTTCTCGCCAGCTCAGGAGATCGTCGAGGCAGGCGTCCACGTCGAGCCGCTTCCACGTGCTCGAGAGCAGGTAGCGGATCAGGGCGGCCCGCGAGCCGAAGAAGTTGGTATGCTTCTCGTCGTAGAAGCTGTAGGGCAGGTCGAGAGCCTTCATCGCGGCGATGATGCTCTCTTTCCAGAACGACTGGAATTGGTCGGGCGGGCTGTTGGTCTCGAGGAAGCTGGCCTTGTCGTCGACGCCGATGTCGAGGTGGAACGGGCCGCCGGCCGTGAGGTCGACGGTAAAGGGCTGCTCGTTGTCGGTGTCGCCCGCGCCGTCGGTGTCGGCGATGGGCTCGCCGCTCTCCCGCTGGGTCACGAGGCCGAACATCTGGGCGATCTTCATTTTCAGCAGCGCCCACGTCGCCCCCTCGTAGGCGTCGCGCAGCGTGTTGATCGCCCCGGCCAGCGGCGTCACGCCGCGGAGCTGGTCGAAGCGGTCCCAGTAGGCGAACTGGGTCATGAACTGGCTTGCGACCCAGGCGCGATGGTCGAATCGCCCGTTGCCGCTGCGCTTGCACACCTCGTAGCCGGCGGCGCGCTTGGCCTCGGTGTGGAGCACGCCCTGGGTGTTGGTGTAGCCCTTCCAGCGGTCGGGCAATTTGCTGCGGCTGTCGCGGATGAGGTCGCCCTCGAGGGCCTGCGTGCGGCCGTCGCTGAGCTTGTGGTAGAAGAGGTCGCCGTCGACGACGCGGCAGCCCTCGGCGATGCGGATCGAGCGAAACAGGCCGTGGCGGCCCGCGATGTCGAAATTCCACGGCTTCGCCCACCAGGCGACGAGCTCCTCGCGGCGGCGATCGAGCGCTTCGAGCTCGGTGCGCGCCGCCTCGGTGCGCGTGGCGATGCTCGCACACCGGCTCTGAAACGTCACCATCGCCACCCAATCGAGGTGCTGATTGAGCATCCAGCGGGCGACCGAGAAGTTGCGCCGCAGCTCGCGGGAGACGTTGACGAGCTTCTTGCGCGCGTTCCGCTTGAGCACCTGCTCCTCGCTGTAGAGCTGCGAGGCGGGGCTCTGTCGCCGGCTCTTGTCCACCGTCGCGTCGTAGCCGAAGTGGGTCACGGTGGGGCGGGTGCCGCGGCGGGGCGCGAAGCGGCGGGGGCG